GGCCACTTCTTTTTTGCATACACAGCATATTGATACAATGTATTATCTCTACCACCTTGAGGAACGCCTTGAGCCATGAGTGTAGCAATACACGGTGGTCCATCGTTTAGTTCATCTATTTGTACTTTTCTTTCTACTTTAAAACTTTTTAAATCTTCTTCCGATATACAGTATTGATCATAAAGGTCGAAGAAATTAGTAAGGTTAAGACTAGTCCCGTCATCATTAAAAGAATAACGTAAGCTATCATCACCGCCATGATAGGGAAGATTAAGAAAATTTCCAGTGTCCCCTCTGTCTGCTTTGATTTCAATTTGTTTTGGGAATATTTCACAGTTCGCATATCCAAGTTCTCCTGCCCATTCTATTAGTTTATCACGCACTATCTTAGCCTTTACAGGTTCTTTTACAAATAAAAATACATGTGCGCCGCCGCTTTTTGATCTACACATAACAAGCGGTAGTTTTAATTCTCTGATTTTTCTAATTATTTTTTTGTGATCTAGTGGATATGTGTCGATATCTATACAACCCCATATGCATGTAGAGTCATCGCGTATTGGTATAATACCAAGACTAGGGTCTTTACCTTCTATGTGATCTATCCATAACTGATCTGTTACAGGCTTCTTTAATATGTAAGCTTGACCGCCAGCTTTTCCGTTTACTGATTGTCCATCACTTTTGTATTGTCCATAAGCACGATCCAAACCATAGAATATACTCTTAAATTTTTTTACTCTTTCGTCCATTCATATCCAATGTAAAGGGGCGGTTGCCCGCCCCGTATTATTAAAATGGTACTTTTTGATCAGTAGTAGATTCTTCTTCGTACTTAACTTTAACTTCTCCTTTACTAACACTTTCTGCAAATGTTTTTGCAATGCTGTAAAGATTAGCGTCGCCAAGTTGTTCCTCTCTACTAATCTCCCAACCGTACCAGCTACCTTTATCGTTACCTTCTTTCGAAGTTTTTAAACGATAGAAATGACTATACGATGGTGGAGTAAACAAACCGTTCTTACCATTAATCTTCAGATTAAGTAACATCGAGTTCCACTTTCTACTCTTCTTGAGTTGTGTTGCTTTCATTGTAAGCAAGGCAGGTGTTGAGTCACCATTCTCTCCTACAAGTAACACATAGTGGTTACCACAAGTCTCAACATAATTACCGTTCTCTAAACGATCCTTATTGTTTTCGTCTCTTGTAGTTTTTGTTAAGATGTCACTAGAAGCATCATAGACATTTATCGGTGCACCCGATCCTTGTCCTCTATCAGCCCACTCAACGTATTGACGTTGATACGCACAAGGTAAAACACGTATACCTTTTGATCCGTCATACAGTTCGTTTGTAACTGTATTGTAAATCATTCCGGCTTTTGCGTTTTCCATCTCCTCTAGTTCCGGTGATAACTGCATCAAGATTTTTAATCTTGGTGTAGCTAGGTCATCTTGCTGTATGTTCTCTAATCCGCTATGCGCATCAGATTCCATCATGTCAAGACTTAACGCCGGTAGTTTAGCTTCTGCTTTCTTTGCAACGTTTGTATTTGCCATAATTTCTCCTTTTACTTTTTACTAATTTTTGTTTCGGCACCAACAAAGATCCCGAAGGTTTCCATAGGTATATCTACGCCCTCTGCTATTTGTTCTCTAACAAACGCTTTTAGTGTCATAGGTTCTACCCATACTTTCTGTTTAGGCTCATAACCCAACGACTTGATATTGTCAATAAACTCTCCAGCCGATTGGTCTTCACCTTTACCGAACTCGGCAGATATTTGATTCTTAATCAAATCACCGTGTCCGCGATCACGTAACCACTGAAACGCAGTTTCGCGATGTCTTACAGGAATAGATGCTTGCACTAATTGTTTTACTTTAACAGCAGAACCATCTTTTAGTGTTAAGCTTTCTAATCCTAACTCTTGCATTTTTGCAGGAATTATTTCTTGTGACAATTTACGAGCGGCTTTGCTTTTTGCTTTTACCTGCTCTTCTAATTGTTTTATTTCTTCTTCTATGGCCGCTTGTTCGGCGCATAGGTCAGACATTTCTTTCAACGAGTTGTCACCTATACTAGGTGTTCTCGTAGTATCTGACTCCATCTCTTCGAGTAAACTATTCATCTATCTCTCCTTTCTCGTAAAGATTAACTTCAACAGGGTAGTATTTATACTCTCTCTTATCCCATTTCAAGCATTTAAATCTACCTCGATTGTTTGAGGAAGCCACCGCACATGCAATACCAATGGCTGATGGATCGCCCATCAGTAAAAGATAATCATCGTCACTAAAATCTTTTAGTTTACTTTTTAATCTTCTTACTGTTGGAGCTGTACTTAATACTAATTGTGATCCCTCTGGCAATAATAATTCTAAGTCACCGTATTTTTCGGCACTCAAAATATTTTTGCCTACAACTTCTTGTACTACAAATACCGTCATACTTTCTCCTTTTGACACTCTATAAACATTGACAATATCTTTGGCAAGTGTTATTTGCAAATTAGAATTAAAGAAAGAGACATTATGGAATATAAATTTAAAACAGAGCCATACGCTCATCAATTAAAAGCATTAGGTGCTAGTCACAATAAAGAAAACTTTGCTTTATTTATGGAGATGGGCACAGGTAAATCTAAGGTATTAGTTGATAATATTGCTATGCTTTATGACAAAGGCAAGATAAACGCGGCATTAATCGTTGCACCAAAAGGTGTGTATAGAAATTGGGAACGTCAAGAAATACCAATACACATGCCAGATCACATTGTGCATAACGTTGTTGCGTGGTCTCCTGCCACGACGAAGAAACAACAAAAAGAAAATTTAAAATTATTTAAACACGGTGAACAACTAACAATATTCTTAATGAACATAGAAGCGTTCAGTACAAAAAAAGGTTTAGATATTGCACAGAGATTTTTATTAGCGCATCAAACATTGATGGCTATTGATGAATCAACAACAATAAAATCACCAACAGCAAGACGAACTAAAAATGTTTTGAAGTTACGTAATTATGCAAAGTATAGAAGAATACTAACAGGATCACCTGTAACAAAGTCACCGTTAGATTTATACACACAGTGTTATTTCCTTGATCCGTATTACTTGGATTTTACATCTTACTA